ACATGCTGCGCGGGCGGTACGTGGGCTTTGTCGATCCTTCAGGCGGGTCACGCGACAGCTTCACCATGGCCATCGCCCATCTGGACGAAGAGACCGGCAAGGGCGTTCTGGACTTTGTCCGCGAGGTACGGCCGCCATTCGCCCCATCCGAGGTGGTCGCGAAATTCTGCGAGGAATTTCAGCACTACCGAGTATTCAAATGCCGAGGCGACCGCTACGCTGCCCAATGGCCAGTAGAACAATTCGCGATCAACGGTGTTATTTATGAGCAATCTGAAATAGTTAAGAGCGATTTGTACCGCGATTTCCTGCCCGCGCTCAATTCTCGCCGTATTCAGCTACTGGATCATACCAGAATGATCAACCAATTGCTCGGGCTGGAACGGCGCACGGTGCGCGGCGGCAGGGACAGCATCGATCACGTGCCGGGAGCCAACGACGACATCATCAACGCCGCCGTAGGCGCATTACTTCAAGTGGTTGGCGACGACAGGCTGGTCACGGTTCAGAAGTATCTGAAGGCTTTCGGTTAGACATCGCCTTTCTGCTGCATCCAAGGCATTGCAGTGCCGCAGCAGCACGCAGTGGTCGAGGATGCGATCCAACCGCATAACCTCGGCGTGCCAATTTCCCCCGTAGGGGGAAATCCAAACCGGGGGATTGTGATGACGCTGCGCGAGTGGATTGCTGAGTACAATTCGGCGGCGCTGACAGCGGATGGTTTCGAGGACGCGATCATCGGCATAGGCGAGCGCTGCTCACAGCCAATACTGGTGGTTTACGATATTGCTCGCTGCATCGAAATCCTCATGGCGCGCGACGGCATGTCCTACGATGACGCCTTCGAGTTCTTCGAGTTCAATACGCTTGGGGCCTGGATGGGGGAGATGACGCCCCTGTTCGTGTGGTGCAAACCGGATTGGCTTAGCGATCACACCCCTTAATTTCCCCCGTAGGGGGAAATTCCAACAGGACCAAATCATGCCGCTGGTGGACCAATACGGCAGGACCATCGACAGCCGCACGCCAATCGAGCGCGCGGCCGAGCGGGAGCGTGCCGAGCCGGTGCCGCCAAATCCGATCCGCCATGCCGCGCAGCAGAACGTCAGCTACGCATCCGAGCAGCATAAAACCCAGGACAGCTACCAGAACTACGTCAGTCACACCGGCTTTGGCACCGACAACGTCAATACGTTTGGCGGCTACGGGTTTTATCCGATCACGCGGCTGCGCATCATTCTCGACTGGGCGTTCCGCTCAAGCTGGGTGTGCAGGATAGCCTGCGAGGCTGTCGCCGAGGACATGACGCGCGAAGGCTTTGATCTGGGATCGGATGACCTCGATCCCGACGACGCGCAGGAACTGTACGGCGCGTTTGATCAGCACCACGCGATTTGGGATCGGCTCGCAGAGGCGATCACGTGGAGCCGGCTCTATGGGGGCGCTGGCATCTACGTGATGATCGACGGTCAAAAACCCGACACGCCACTGCGACCCGAGACGGTTGGACCGGGCCAGTTTCTTGGTCTCCTCCCGCTCGACCGCTGGCTGGTCCAACCGTCACTTAATGAACTTGTCACCGACAGGAGCAGCCCGGATTTCGGCTATCCGAAGTTCTACGTCACGGTTGGCGACACGCCGCTGCCGGGGAACACGCGGATACACCACACGCGCTTCCTGCGCTTCAACGGGGCGAAGCTGCCGTACTACCAGCGGCTCTCCGAGAACATGTGGGACATGTCGGTCTTGGAGCCGATCTGGGATCGCTTGCTCGCCTTCGACATGACCACGGCATCGACCGCGCAACTGGTCAACCGCGCGAGCCTCAGGACACTGGCGATCGAGAACTGGAAGGAAGTCGTCGGGACCGGCGGCAAACTTCTCGAAGCTCAGCTTCAGGCGATCGAATGGCTGCGCCGGATGCAGGTCAACGAGGGCATCTCGATCATCGATGTCAACGACCGCATCGAGTACGCGCAGTACACGTTCACCGGCCTGGATGCGGTGCTGATCCAGATGGTGCAGCAGTTGGCGGGCGCGCTGGGCATCCCGCTGGTGCGCTTCTTTGGCCAGTCGCCAGCGGGCTTGAACTCGACTGGCGAGAGCGACTGGCGCAACTACTACGACATGATCCGCACGACGCAGCAGCGCCGGCTCTACACCAAGGTCGATTTCATCCTCGATTGCGTCGCCCGCTCCCTCAAGATCAAGCTGCCGCAGGGGTTCACGTGGAGCTTCAATCCCTTATGGCAGCTTCAGGATGCGGAGAAGTCCTCGATCGCGTCACAGATCACGCAGACCGTGCTCAGCGCCTACGAGGCGGGCATCATGCCCAACAGCGCGATCGTCTTGAAAGAACTGAAGCAGCAGGCACAGAAGACCAACATCTGGACCAACATCACCGAAGAGGACATCAAGGCGGCCGAGAACGCACCGCCGCAAGTTCCCGGTATGCAGATGCCAGGGGCCGAGGGCGCGGGGATGCCGCCCGGCCCGCCACAGCCAGGGGCGCAACCACCGGCTGGGCCGCAACCCGATCAGTTTCTGCCCGGTGGCGCAGCGCAACCGTCTTCTGGACCGGTGGGCGAGGGCGATGCGTTCGGTGGTGGAGGGGAAGGACCGGATGAGCTACCGTCCCCCGGCGGCAATATTCGGTCCTTCCTTCCGCGCCGAGGTTTTCTGCCGGGAGGCGGCAAGCAGGACGCGGCGGCACCGGAGCCGTACAAGGCGCACGGCAAGCCGATCTTTCACGTCTACTACAACCGCGACAAGGATTTGCCCGGCAGGCAAATAAAGTTCATGGGGCACGACATCGTGGTCGAGCGCGAGAAGGGCGAGACCAGGGACGAAGGCTCATCCGAGGGCGCGGTGATGTCGGTCCCCTACGGCTATTTCCCCGGCACCAAGGCCAATGACGGCGACGCGCTGGATTGCTTTATGGGCGACGCCGAGGACAGCAACCGGGTGTTTGTGATCGATCAAGTCAATCCGGACACACGCGAATTTCACCAGCCCAAGGTCTTTCTCGGCTTCCGCACGGGCGAGGCGGTGCTCGACGCGTTCAACAAGTTCTACGCGGATGGCCGTGGGCCGCAGCGCTTTGGCGGCGGCAAGGAGTTTGGGTTGAAGGATTTCGCCAATTGGCTCGATCGGTTCCGCATCAAGGCTGAGGCCGGCTAATGTGGCTGACGAGGACCACAAAAGTCTTATCGGTCAGATACTGGCCTACGTCGATCGCCCGTGGCGGGTTATCGCGATTATCGTCTTGTTCCTTGTCGGCGGGGCCGGCTACGCGGTCTACCAGCAGCGCGAGGAAATCATCGAGGCGTGGCTGACACCGGACAGCGCCGAATTGAAGACGCACGATGTCGCAAGCGCGCTGGAAAAGCTCACCGAGGACACCGATGCCGATCTGATCCAGGTATGGGCGGTGGACCTCGGCAGCAATTCGCAGCGCTTCCTCGCGGCCCGCCGCAAGGATGGCGAGCGCCCGGTCATTCCTAATCCGCGCCGCCTGCCGGTGATCACCACCACCAGCGACGTGCAGGCGCTGGTCAATGTCTTGAACGGGCATCCGGCCTGCGGCGACACCGAGGGCTATCCTTCGCTCTTGATGCGGCGGCTGGCCGATCGCGGGATGAAGCGGGCTTGCGCGATGCCGATCCCGCCAAGCCCCGAGGCCTTTGTCGGCGTGATCTATCTCGCCTGGGAAAAGCAGCACGATGCAGGCGACGAAGACAGCGCGCTCTCTGCGGCGCGCGAGGTAGCACGGCAACTTGTCAAGCGATAGCCTTGAGGTTTCCATGGCCGAACTCGAGGACGACGATCCGCGACTGATAAAATCGGCCAACGAGTTATTGGCCGAGCTTCAGCCGTTTGTCGGCCGCCATTTCGACGCCGGCAATGTCGAACGGATTTGCGAACTGGTGCAGCAGCACCGGATCGCCTTCAAGCGCGAATACGGTGCCGAATTTCCACCGATGGTGCCCTTCGTCCTGCCGTCCTTGAAGTTCATCCACTTTGTGCGCGCCGATATCGAGGACGGCGAAATCCGCATCCAACTGCGCAATCTCTTGGTCCAGTTGAGCCGGCGGCGCAACGCGCTGCCGTCAGCGCTGGAAGTGGCCAAGGCGGTGAAGCAGTGCTGGCCGCGCTACCGGCCGCCGATCGAGGAGTTCCGCGCTGATCCGCTGATGCAAGAGAGGCTGCACTGATGGTCTCGATCATCATCCACGATCGCCATGGCCGATCACGCGTCATCGACGCGGGGGCACAAGGCTCGCAGGGGACGGTGGGGACTGCCTATGGCGGCGCTCCGCGTCATGCGGCGCGTGCGCAAAAGCCCCCCGGCATTAAGGCGGGCGGGTTTACCGTGGATCAGCCGCCGGTCCCGCGTCTGCCCGGTGCGATGGCGGGATCGACGCATCAAGCCGCTGCGCAGCAGCATGAGGCGCTGGCTGCGCATCATCAGGGACTGAACTATGGCGCACAGAACCCAGTGAGCCGCGCCCATGCCGAGGCCGCCAAGGCGCATAAGGCCGCGCACGGCCTCCTGGGCAAGCCGGGCTATAACCAAGCAGCCAACTGGGCGAATAGCGCGACTGAACACGCCGGCCGGCTCTCCAAGCCGCAGGATGCCGCGCCGCCCCCACCAAAGCCGCCGCAGCCGCGCATGGGACCGGCACAGACCGGCCCCGACATCAAGGCAGGCAGCAACCGGCCGATGCCCAATCCGCGACCGGCACCACAGCCCTATCGTGGATACGATGCTGTGGCCTCGCCAAGGGCCGCTGGCACGCCGCAACCGCCCAAGCCGCCTACACCGCCCAAACCGCCTTCACCCAAACCACCGCCCGCCGCTGCGGCCCCTAAGCCGCCTCCCCCGCCCCAGCCCAAAGCGCCGCCGGCTGCGCCGGCCCCAAAGGCCGGCGGTCATGGCGCGAACCCGGTCAATAGCGCGTTGCACGGTGTGGCGGGAGCGCTGCACGGCGTGCGCTCCGCGACCGAGACCGGGAACTGGCTCTTGAGCCTTCAGCAGGGACGGGTTGGCGATCAAGGAACATCGATCGGCGGCCGACGTGGGCAACAGCGCCGCCGCCATCTGAAGGCCGAGGACGAGGCCAAGACGTGGCGCAATTGGCTCGACGCATGGTTTCCACGCCGTACCCGCGTTACCGATACCCGCACGATCGATGAATGGTTCCACGATTTTGACGAGAGCAAAGTCAAGCGGGATCACGGCAGATTTGCCGAGCAGTCTGGTGCCAGCGAGACAGCGGAAGGCGGGGGAACAAAGCGGCGGGCGACCAACATTCAGGTCAAGCCTGGGACGCGCGCGCCGGGTCGCGGTGCGCAGCAGCCGCCCGCTGGCGGCGAGAAAGGCCCGAGCCAAGGCCAAGGCGAGAAGAGCGAAAAAGAGGAGCAGCAGCCAAAGAAGAAGGTCACCAAGAAAGAAAGTCCTGCGCTGAGCCTCCATCAAGAGGATGCGGAGATTACAGACGAAGAGTTCTATAATCCTGCCAATAAACATATGACCGAGGAAGAGGCGGAAGCTATCGCCGGTATTAGAGCTGAGCTGAAGGCGATCGAGGAGGAGCATGGCAATAGCAAAACAAGAAATATGAAGGATGGCGTCTATACGGAAGAAGCCAAGGCGCTGCATGAGAAAGCTCTCAGAGAAGAGGTGTTTCAGAACGCGGCTACGGCAAAACCGGCTCCCGGCGAGAAACCGCATTTTGTCATGCTGGGCGGGCGCGGCGGTTCGGGGAAGAGCATGTTCACCGAGGGCGAGCGCAACCCTGACGGCACCCGTAAGAAGCCGATGTTTGATACGTCGAAGTACGTCGTGATCGACAGCGATAAGATCAAATATGCGCTTGGTTCTAAAGGCTGGGACGTGGCGCTTTATCATGAGGAAGCGTCCGATTTGGTTGATGACGCGTTGGCGATTGCAAAGCGAGAGGGTTACAACGTGATCCTCGATGCGACGATGAAGACGATGAAGACCGCCCAGGCAAATCTCGAAGCGTTTAAGGGCTTGGGTTATGAGACCGGCGGTCATTTCATGCAGACGCCGCCCGCTGTTGCCGCGCGCAATGCGATCGATCGCTTCAAGACGAAGAATGGCGATTTCACAGGGCGGTTTGTTCCCCCGGAAATCATTTTGGCCAATAAGGATAACGAGCAGAACTTTGACGCGCTGCGCGAGCAGTTTGACGATTGGTCCGTCTATAATAATCCGACCGGCAAGAACCCGACGTTCTACGCCTCAAAAAGCAAGCCAGATTGATATTTGATCGAGGTATTACCATATAGGGACGAAGGAGATAGTCGATGCCGATACCGGATGAATGGTTTGATGATGAGCCAACCCCGCGCACGCCGGAAGAGATGGACCGTGCTTATGGCGGTAAAGAAGCACGGGAGAAGTTTCTGGAAAAGTTTGCGGCTAGCTTGAAGAAAAAAGAACCGGACGAGGACGAGACGATCGAGACCGAGGACAAGTTCCTCCCGCGCCGCCGCTAGAGGGTATGTTTGGGACAGGAACTAAGGAGCTAAGCCATGCCAAACATTCATGTGCATTTTCATGACGAAGTGAAGCACGATCCCAAGACCGGCCAGTTTACGTCTGGTGGCGGCAGCAGCGGCGGTGCGAGCGCCTCGCGCCCGTCAGGCGGTTCCGGCGGTGGCAGCAGCTACGGCACCAGCGGTCCATTGAAGCCTAAGAGGATTAACCCTCAGATTTACCACGTCGATCTTCCCGGCGGCAAAAAGGGGGAGATGAAGAGAGGCAGGATGGGCTGGGCGACCACAGTCTATCATCCCAATGGAAAAGTCGCGCATCGGCTTTCCGAAGGCCATTCAAGCATGAAAGCGGCCCATAAAAGGTGGTTCGAGAATTATAACGCGAAAGAACAGGAGGATTATGGCCCCTCTGGCTATAAGCACCAACGCGTGTAGGGGGCCGACGCAAGTAAACCGTCACATTTCGCGCCTATAAGCGACGCGACGTGGTAGCATCCGGTTACCGCGTTATTACGCGATGACTATCTATCCTTTTAGGAGAAATGCAATGCCTGCCATTAAATTGCGGCCGGGTGAAACCGTCGTTGTCGCGGCCATCGATCCCTCACTGGAAATCGGCGGCGGGCCGATGCCCGGTGGTGATCCGCCGGTCGATCCGGGTTACGGCATCGATCTTGGGCTGGGCTATTTGCGCCCGACGCATCCGATTGTGCTGCCGCCCCCCACCGTTCCCATCGAGCCGCCGCCCGAGGGGCCGGTCGATCCAGGCTGGGGCATCGACGTGGATATCGGCTACGTCCGTCCGGAGCATCCGATTGTGCTGCCGCCACTTCCAACGCCCGTGCCGCCGACGCCCACGCTTCAGTGGGAAGTCAAGACAGCGTGGACGCCCGTGACGGGATGGGTCGTCGTTGCCGTCCCGACCGGCCCAACGCCGACGCCAGCCTAAAATGTCCTGGGTCGCCAAAAACCCTGAGCAGTACGCGGGACAGGTCGTGGCCAACGGGCAATGCGTCCGCTATGTCCAGACCTGTGCCGCTGTACCGCACACGTCGCAATGGCAGTGCGGTCAGCCGGTACGCGGCGGCGGTGTCGAAACAGGCACCGCCATCGCGACATTTGATCCGGACGGCGGCTATGGCAATCACACCGATGGCCGTAGCCACGCCGCGATTTTTATCGAGGAGCAAGCGGGCGGGCTTCTCGTCTGGGACCAATGGGTGGGCCAGCCGGTCCACCAGCGCGTGATCCGGTTTCGCGGCGGCGCAGGGCGACGCGTCAATGACGGCGATCAGTTCTGCGTCATCGATTAGCGGGAGGCCGCTATGATAATCGAAGTGCTCTTTGTGGTCGTTATGCTGCTTTGGTTCCTGACTATCCTGCCGTACCAGCCGCTGACGCCTTATGCAGGAGGCCGCGCCTTCCTGGCATTTTTCGCGGTTCTGCTGTTGGGCATCTTTATCTTTTTGCCGGGGCTGCGCGGTTAGACGAGGACGTAGCCGTCCTCGAAAGCCTGCTTGGGCGACCACGACATGTAGCCGTCCTCGTAGCGGACGAAGTAATCGCCAATGTCCGGCACGCCCCGCGCGAAATAGTCTGATGGCACCCCGATCTTTTCGGTTTGCGCTTCATCGATGTGCGTGGTCACGTTTAAGTGGCTTCGAACCCAGACAGCGCACGGTTCGGTCCGCTCATAAGCGATGATCGGTGCGGCCTCGACAATCTTGTGCGATTGGTAGCGTGGTAGAGCGGTCATCTGGACCTCCAACCTTGTCAAACCTCCTACATAATATCCGACCCGAGGGGAAACGACAGATGATCGATGCTGGGGCCTTTGCGCGGACGATCGCGGAAAGCCTCTCGCCATCGGTTATCACCAGTGATATCCGACAGACTGCCCGGCAGGCGCGGCGCGAAGCACAGCATTTCGCCCGCGTGCTCAACGCCCAGGCGATCTATCAAGCGCAATTGCGCCGGGTCGCCAGACAAGTCGGCGAGATTATCAACGCCTATCCGATCGGTGATCCGGCGGCGCTGGCGGAACTGCAATCGCTGCTGGAGCAGTACGCGCAAATCCTGCGGCCGTGGGCCTACGCGGCGGCGCAGCGGATGATCGCCGAAGTCCTGCGCAGGGACGAGACCGCGTGGATGCGCCACGCCGCGATGATCGGCGTCGAACTGAAGCGCGAAATCTTAGGGGCGACACCGCTGGGCGATGTCATGCGGCGGCTGGTGGAGGATCAGGTCGCACTGATCACCAGTATCCCGATCGACGCCGGTCGCGATGTCCAGGCCAAGAGCCGGGAATATTGGACGGGTGGCATCCGCTACGACGAATTGCGTTCCTACGTCCTCTCGCGCTCGCCAGTGACGTATAACCGCGCAACGCTGATAGCTCGCACCGAGACCGCTAAGACCGCCTCAGCGGTGGTCCAGGCGCGCGCCACGTACATTGGATCGACGCACTACATCTGGCATTCCGTTCGTGATCGGGATGTCCGCCGCATCCACAAACAACTCGATGGGACAGTACATGCGTGGACCGATCCACCGATCGCCGAGGAGGGCGGGCAGCGGCACCATCCGGGGGATTTCCCCAATTGCCGGTGCTACTCGGAGCCGATCCTCCCCGACATCATCACTTGAGGAGAGCAGCATGACCGCCATTCCAGGCACAGGTCTTTTGATCAGCATCGACTACGACGGCACCGCTCTTCAGTGGGCGCGGATGTTTGATAATTCGCTGATCGGCTGGATGATCGATGACGACATGGAAACCGAGCCGCCGGCACCGCTGGCGATCGGCTCACTGCCGCCGGAAGCGGCCGACACTGCCCCGGTCCTCTCACCGCAATGGGCGCTGGTTGAGGGCGACGCGGTGGTGATGGTGCCCGATAAGTTTCGCGGTCCGGTGGACGAGTTCTTCACGTGGCTGGCGACCAACAACGGCGCGACGCGTAAGATCGACGCCGATTTTGGCGTGTCATCCACGCTCTTTAACGCCTTCAATACGTGGAAGCAGCGTCACCCGACGCAAGTGCAACCGCCCCCCTAATGCCGCCGCATTTTGGTCTCATGGCCGGCGCGGTGATCCTCGTCGCTCTCCTGGCGTGCGCCGTCGTGGTGGTCGCGCTGAACTTGGCCACAGGGTGATGACGTGTGGGAATACCGCGTCGAGAAGACGCCCAATGCCTGGGCTGTTCATACCAAGGAATTTCTCGACCGGATCAATGCGCTGGGCGAGCAGGGCTGGGAACTGGTCGCGCTCGACCAATTCGGTAATCTCTTCTTCAAGCGGCCCCGGAAAATCCTACCCGCATGATCCACGTCCATCTCCATGACGCCGATTGGAAGGAGGATGAGCATCCTCGCGAGAAGGGCGGCCAGTTCACCAGCGGGGGCGGATCGAGCGGTGGAGGCAAGGCCGAGGGCTTGACTGGCGCTAGCACCAGTCAAAAGGGCGAGAAGGACTACATCGGCACGCAGGCGCACATGCAGGAACTGACCGACAGCGTGATGAAGCAGTACGGCCTGCATCCGGTCCGTGTGGAGATGAACGATCTGGGCGGCGATCACGCGATCGGTGTCAGTGGCGGGCGCACGCATATCAATCTGAACTCGAAGTTCTTCACGCCCGAGAACATGGCCAAATACGCCAAGGAATGGGACGGGCTGACTGTCGGGGCCGACAAGGACGATCCGCAGAAAACCGCAGCAGGCATCATCCTGCATGAACTTGGCCACGTCGCGATGCGGCAAATCCAGGGCGAAAGCCCCGAGGGGACCAGACGCAATAAGAAAGTAAAGGAATACGACGCGCGCTGGCAAGAGATTGAGGATTTAGCCCGCGAGCATTGGGACCGTCAGCACAACGGCAAAGGCCAAGGCTCGCCGGTCTCGGCCTACGGGCAGGATAATCCGGCCGAGTTCGCAGCAGAGGCCTTCGTGGCGCAGCATCTCGGCACAGGCGCAGGCTGGACGGCCGAGAACCGAGCGTCAGGCCTGCCCAACGCCAAGGCGTTCTGGGAGGCTCTAATCGCCAAGGGAGTTCCGGCGAAAGCCCAGCACTCCTGGGACGCGGCGTGGAAGGAAGAGGAACACAATCGTGGTGGTGATCCAGCGAACCCGGGCCGGTTTAGCAAGGGCGGCAGCGCTGGCATGCATGCGCCCAAGGCAGAGCCGTCAAAGCCCGCGTCTGCGCCCGCACCGGCAAGCGAAGCCCCCGAGGGCGAAGCGCGGGTCCGCAAGCCGGATGGCATCTCAGCGCAGATGCATAAGGATTTGGGTGATTTTGGCTTTCGCTACGAGGGCGTCGAGCCGCATACGATCACCGAGGGTGGCAGGAACTACACCAACGAGATGGTACGCTACGAAAATCCCAATGGCGACACCATCAAGTTCAAGCGTGGTCCGGACGAGGAAGCGATTTGGTGGGAGGCTGAGTTCCCCAATTTCCACGGCCCCGGCAAACCGTACAAGACCAGCGGTTATGGCACGGTCAATTGGATAGGGGCGTTGCCGGGGACGAAGGAATATCGCAAAGCGCACAAGCTGAAGGCTGCGGAGCGCGAGGCGTATCGCGAGACGACGGTGCTGTCACGTGTGCGAACGATCAATCAAGAGAAATATCCGGCGCATTTCCACGTCATCAAGCAGATGTCGGCCAAATACGACTATCCGGTCGAGAAGTTCGAAGTAGCTGAACCGGATGAGCGCTTTTATAGTAAGGTCAACGGTCGCGCCTTTATGGCTGCTGGCTGGGCCGAGCCGAAGACCGGGAAGATCGTCATCAACGCTACGGTGTTACAAAGCCTCAACCAGATCATCGCGCATGAAATTCTGCACCAGAAGCAGTTTGCCGCCGAGAAGGCCGATAAGGCGATCAAGAAGTACATCGACAAGAACTTCGATCGCTTGGAGGCCGACGACGGGCTGACGAGCTACAGCCGGGATTGGTGGGCTAATTGGCAGACGGTCAACAAGGCTTTCGAGGGTACTTATGCCCAGAAAAACCCAGACAGCAAGCAGATCGATGCGGTGCGCGCGAGAGCGGAATACGATCACGCCCGTTGGTCTGCTGTTGGTGAGACACTGGCGGAAATGGCCAGCAAGAAGGAAGGCGGCGCAGCCCAATTCACCAGTTCCTATGAGGAACTCTACCGCATGATCAATCGGGCCTATGCCAATACGCTGGAGAAGCAGCGGGAGGCGGCATGATCGAGCGCGTGACGATCGACGGCGAGGAGGCCTATGCGGCCTACGTCAACAAGGACTTCGAGCCAGTCGATAAGGACAAGGCGACGATGGTTAAGCTGATCTTCGACAACGGCAAAGTCATGTTCATGTATCCCCGCGAGATGTCGGGTGAGGGAGCCGAAGGCTAGTGGCCATCCAGTTGCACATTGCCAATCGAGTATTCAGGTTGCCCGGCCGAGCCATGCCCCGGCCGGTGGTGTTCCGCGACCGTGGGTTGGTGCGGCAATACAGTTTTCGTGACGCCGACTTCCTGACGGTCGAGCGGCTGGGACCGATGCAAAGCCTCAGCCCCGAGGGCTTTCTCATCATTCGCAATGTCCCGCTGGCGCGGACCGGCCCGCAGCTTTATTCGGATCAAGAAATCCCGATCAAGGGCGGCGCGGACGGCAGGATCGTGATCGACCGGTTGCCCGACGAAGTCTTCCGGCCAGCGACGATCGCCAGCTTGAACGGCAAGGCGGTGACGCTCGATCATCCCGACGACGACGTGATGCCCGAGAACTGGAAGGAACTGATGGTGGGCGTGGTGATGGAGCCGCGCAGGGGCCTCAACGCGCTGGATAACCTCTTGATCGGCGATCTGATGATCTACGATCCGGCGGCCATCAAGGCGATCCGCTCGCGTCAGGTGCGCGAAGTCAGCGTGGGTTACAAGGCGGATTACGAAGAGACCGGGCTGGGACGCGGCAAGCAGCGCAACATCATTTGCAACCATCTGGCGCTGGTGCAGGACGGGCGCTGCGGGCCGATCTGCCGGATTGGCGACAAAGCCTTCTATCCAAGGCACGAAGCGGATTGCGGCTGCGGTGCGTGTTCGACGCACGATGAATGGAAGGAAGGCGATCCGCGCCGTGATAACGGCCAGTTTGGTTCAGGTGGTGGTGGCGGCAGAGCGACAAAATCGGAAGGCAGTTCCGCTGAGCGAGCCGCGCCGCCGGCTGAGAAGGCCGGCAAGCCTACCAGCTACAAGCACGCCGATTTTGAGCAGGCTGGCTTCAAATTCACTGCGCTGGACCAACAGCATCACGCGGCCTTTGCCGAGCACTACAACAAATACGTCAAGACCGATCCGGCTGCTTTCAAGGCGCGGCTGACCGGCGGGCTGGAAGGTACGCTCGAAATCGAACGAGCGGCGGGCAATAAATGGATTGAATACGTTGAGGGCGGTAAGGAGACGCCCGGTGATCAAGGGGGATGGGTGTATCACGGCCTTTTGGGCGGTGAGCGCAAGAGCGACGCAATCGGGGAATACGGTTATCTGTTCGATCCAGAGAAGAAGGAGGGCGAGTTCGTCCTTTGCACGCTGCGGAAGGCGGAACAGGGCAAGGGCCACGCCAAACGGATGCTGACGCAGGCGATCGAGCAGATCAAAGAAATGGGGATCGAGAAAGTCAACATCCACGCCGACATGGACATGGGCGGCTATTCCTGGGCGCGTTATGGTTGGGTGCCGAGCCAGAAGGCGTGGGTAGGGCCGGGAAACCTCAAGCCCGGAGATTATCCCGATCATGGACTGCGGGCGGAAATCGAGCATCGGATCGGCAATTATGACTACTACAACAAGGGCAAGATGTCGGCCGAGGAGAAGGCGCTGTTTTATAAACTGGTCAAGAGCGACGATCCGAAGACAGTCTGGATTTTGGCCGACAGCAAATTTGGCAAGAACCTTCTATACGATATGGACTGGCGCGGGGCGCTCGATATGAATGATCCGCAGGCGGTACAGCGGCTTAATTCCTATCTCAAGGGCGAAGGCAAGAAGGACAGCGTGCCGATATCATCGCATCTGACAGGCGGCGGGACATATCACACATGAAGAAGGGGGCTGGCTATCTCTCCTATGAAGAGGATGGCGTGCGCCATGACGCTGGGCTGCACGACGACATCCTGGCGGGCGATCATTCGGATGCGCTCGATGTCAGCCGCACCATGCTGCGCGATCAAGGCTGGTCCGAGGCCGATATCGAGAATTTTATCGGGGGCGACGTGGCCGAGGCTCCTGTGCCTGAGGACACGCCCGAGGACGAAGCGCCGGAACTCGACGCCGACTTGCTCGAAATTGCCGAGGGGGCACCGCCGAGCGTCATTGAGGCGCTGCACGCGGAGCAGCGCCGCCGCAACGGCGGCAAGCCGCAACCGAAGGCGGCCCCGACCGAAGACCACAAGCTGAAGAAACGCACCGGTCGCTTTATTCATCTTCATTTATGAAGGAGGACTAGACGATGGCTAATTGGCTCGACCGCATGGTGCGCCGGGTTCGCGATGCATCCTCGACGCAGGACGCGATTGCTGTGACGCGTGATTACCTCGATCCGAATACCGGCGAGCCTGTCGGCGGTGCTGGTGAAGGAGCGGGGGGCGAGAACGACACACATATTCATCTTCACATGGGCAAAGGCGAGGAGGGCGGCGGCGGCATGGACCAAGCACCGATGAACGGCAATGGTGGCGGTAGCCCGCCTCCTGCGGCCGGTGATCCGGCGGGCGGCACCGATATCGCGCAACTGGCGGCCCGTCTGGCGGCTCTCGAAGAGCAAGTCCAGGCCCTGATGGGCGATGCCTCGAACGAGGAAGAAGTCGAACTGGAAGACCCGGACACGCAGGACGCCCGCCGCTTCAAGATGCGCCGCCGCGATGCGATGCGCATGCACGATGAAGGATCGGAAATTCCGGTTCCCGAGCGCCTGGGCGAGGACATGGTGGGCGAGACCGATTTGCCTGGGCTGGAAGACTTGCCGCAGGGCAGCCAGGGCCAGACGGCCGACGCTCGCCGCGCCCGCGCCCGTTTTGCGCGCACGCGCGACAGCATGGAGCAGGAAGACCTCTGGGGCGATCTGATTGCCAACGCGGAAATCATCGCACCGGGGACAAAAATCCCGACATTCGATGCTCGTCTGCCGATGAAATCCACGGCTGAGCGCCTCTGCAAGTATCGCCGCCTCGTGATGGAAAAAGCATTTAAGGACAGCGATGCGGCGGCGATCATTCAGGACACCGTGGGCATCGCCACGTTTGACGGCATCAAGCCCTTGTCCTGCGACAGCGTCAAAATGGCCTTTAATGCGGTCGCCAGTGCCATGGCATCGCAGAATAATGGCCGCGTGGTGCGCCGTTCGGCAGCGACGCCGACGCGTGACGGCCAGTCCCGTTCCGGCCCGCCGTCGATCGCCAAGATGAACCAAGACGCAAAAGATTTCTGGTCCGGTCGCAAGACCAACGGGGCGATGCACTAAAGCGGACATTTCACGACCGCACGTTTTTGTCAGCCGGCAGACAAGGCCGCAAAAGCGTGACATCCCTGTTCAAAAGGAGAACAGATCATGCCTGATAGTGTTTTTATGTATCGTATGCCGGCTGGTATTCCGGGTGAAGTCACCCGGTTCCAGAACGGCGGCACCACGATCGCGGCGCAAGTGCAGAACGTCACCACGCCGTTTACCGCCTTTGGTCTTGTCGGCACCGTTGACACCAACGGTGCGCGTCCGATCCTGCCGGCCGACACCGCCGTTCCGGCGACGCCGATCGGCATTTCGGTGCGCCCCTTTGTGACGACCGACAATACCGTCGCGAACCCGGGTATCGTCCCGTTTAGCGCCGGTATCCCGATGTCGCGGGGGATCATCGACCTCTTGTTCCGGGGCTATATCAACGTCAAGCTCAACGGTGCGGCGGCGGCGACCAAAGGGGGACTGGTTTACGTCTATTACCTCGCGAGCGCGGGCAACCATGTTCAGTCCGGGATCGAGGCAGCGGCGGGGGCCGGTCTCTGGGTTCTCCCTGGTGCGTTCTTTACCGGGCCTGCCGACGCGCAGGGCAATACGGAAATCCAGTTCAACATTTAAGCCGACGCGTCACCGGTCCCTTTCTTTCAACCCTGGGCAAGGCGTCCGCCGTGCCCGCCCATGCCCTTTGGATTAGGAGGGGAAATTGTTGCACGAACTCTCGCGCGGCATGAATGGTGGCTGGCCCACCCTCGATCGTGCCTATTCCTACGAAGACAAGGCATCCGGATCAGTGCGTACCGTAGACTCGGCAGGCGCGTTCCTCATCAACGAACTCGAACGTCTCGACCCAACGCTGCACATGCCGCTGGCGGCGGTCACGTGGAGCCGCGATGTCGATCTGCGCGAGGACGTAACGATCGCCGACGAAAGCGCGTCGTTTACCAATTCGACCGCTGCGGCTTCCGGTGGCGTGGTGCCTGCGGGCATCAACTGGGGTGGCAAGGTGACCACGGCGATTGCCGGTATCAGCCTCGATATCGCCAAGACCAGTCAACCGCTGCCCCTCTGGGAGATGGAACTGAAATATTCCATCCCCGAACTCGAGAGCGCGGTCAAGGTCGGCCGCCCGATCGACAGCCAGAAGTTCGAGTTCCTCAATCTGAAACATCAGATGGACATCGATCAGGTTGTCTATATGGGCGATCCGACGACGATGGGCGTGGGCTTTACCGGGATGCTCAACAATTCGGGCGTCACGGCGACAGCGGTTGCGGCCGGGGCGTCTCTCAGCACGCACTGGTCCGCTAAGACCCCTGCCGAAATGCTGGCCGACGTGAACACGATCCTCAATAACACCTGGGCCTCGTCGGGCTACAGCGTGATCCCGGATCGCTTGCTGGTTCCGCCTGCGCAGTATGGCTTGCTGGTTTCGCAGGTCGTCAGCACCGCCGGCAACATGTCGATCCTGAAGTTCTTGGAAGAGAACAATCTGGCGGCACAGCGCGGCGGCTCCTTGGAAATCTACCCGTGCAAGTGGAATATCGGCATGGGCGTTGGCGGCACACCGGGCGTCTTGGGAACGGTGGATCGCATGCTGGCCTATTCCAAGGACCCGCAGCGCATTCGTTATCCGATGACACCGCTGCAAAAGACGCCGATCCAGTATGTGGGAATATATCACGTAACTACCTACTATTGTCGGCTAGGTCAGGATGAATTTATATATCCTTCGACCTTTGCCTACGGTGACGGCATCTAGCATCGGAGAACGTTCTCAAGTGTTGGCTTGTCTCTGAAGAGGGACAAACCAATGTCAGCAGCGCGTCATCTTATCTCGCAAATCCAAGAGGAGGTCATTATGGCCCAGTCGCATCGCGCAGCCGCTCACAGTGGCGGTGGAGGCGCATTTTATCTCGAACAGAAGCTGATCGTGCAGTTGCCGCTCAGCGAGGAAGCTCCCGAGGGCGGCGTCGTCGCGCTCGAACCCGGCTGGTACGACAGCGAAAATCTCGATCCCCGCGTCGCGACCAATCCGATCGTCATGCGTCTGATCCCGCAGGATGGTAATGCCGCCGCCCGTCTGGCGGCGCGTGCTGCGCTCAACCGCAAGATCAACAACGGCGAAGCCCAGCCGGGTGAGATGCAGGCGATGCTGCAAGAGCAGGCAGCACAGATGACCGAGGAGCAGAAGGCGGCGGCCGACGATTGGACCGCTCGTGCTCAGGCGGCCTACGACAAGGGAGCGCCGTTTAGCGATCCGCATCCCGATCCGGCGGTCACCATGGCGCGCTCGATGACGCAATCCGCTCCGCAATACATCGCCTCTGGCGGGATGCAGTCGAAGATCATGGACACGCCAACGTCGCCGATGCCGACGAACGCTCCACGCCCGGCGCTGCGGCCTGCCGATCCCGCCGCTACGTCTGGCGTCTGATAAGCCAGCGCCCGCGTTTGCGGGCCGCTGGTGCGCCTGAAACGGTTCTGCCGTCATCCGGTAGCGGCGGCAGTCCCTTTGCTCGTCCTGGGCCACCGGAGGCGTTTCTGGGAGGCTGTGATGCCGTTGACACCCAAGGGCGAAAAAATCATGGGGAACATGAAGGAGCAGTATGGCTCGGAGAAGGCCAAGGAAGTGTTCTACGCGAGCGAGAATAAGGGGACGATCAGCGGCGTGCATGATGCCAGCGAACACGATCCAAAGAGCGGGCAGTTTACCAGCGGTTCCGGCGGTTCGAAGCCTACGCCCAAATCGTTTTGGTCGTATCAGGCCTCGTCGCCAACCCCAGAGCACGGTTCTGCCGTGGCAGCGGGACGGTTTCGCGGCAGCAAAGCGGATTGGGAAGGCCTGTCGCCAGGGATGCGGAGAGAAATCATGCGTACTTCCAGCAAGGACAAGAAAGACGAGCCTGAGGAGGCCGGGACACCGGTTCGCCGCCCGAACTTGCTTGGTACGGTTTGCTCGCCCAACGGCATCAAACCGGCGGAAGTTGAAATGCACGACGCGACGCCCGATCGCCATCCCGAGACCGGTCAGTTTATCAGTGGTGTCAAGGATCAAGACATGATGTCGAGCGGCGCGTCGCCGTCCGCCAGCATGTCCTCGCCTAGCTCGATGTCCTCGACCGGTGTCTCGTCCTCGACCACGGGAAGCACGTCCACTGGCACGATGGTCGATAGCCGCGACGAGGAAGTTAAGGCGAAGGAGCTTAAAAGCGCGACGCCGCCGATGAATAACCTCTCGCGCTCCGGTAATCCGGGGGCGGTCACCGGCAATCTGGTGCCCTATAGCGGGATCACGGTAGGCGACAGCCTGCACAACCAGAACATCCGCAATCGCGCCTTCTGGTCGCGCAAGGGCCGGTAAAGGAGGGGAATAGATGGCATTCCAATATGGCACTACCCTGCGTAACAACCAAATCGGCCAAATCCAGACAACTTGTGGTGCCTCGGCAACGCTGTTGATCTTTAGCGGAGCCGAGCCAGCCAACCCCGCCGCCGCCGATCCGACCGGCCTGCTGGCGACGATCGCGCTGCCCGCGTCCTTTCTCACGTCAGCCGGCGGTGTCGCGTCCCTCGCCGGATCGTGGACGGTCGCGGCGAGCGGCACCGGCACGGCAGCGAGCTTCCGCATCAAGGACGGCAGCGCGGTCTGTCATGTCCAGGGCAACGTCACCGCGACTGGTGGCGGCGGCGATCTGCAACTGAACAACGTCAGCATCGCGACCGGACAGACCGTGACCGTCACCGCCTTTACCGTTACCGCTGGGAACGCATAAGGGGAGTACCGCGATGGCCGTAGCGACTGCGACCCCGGAGCAACTGGCGCAACTGCATAATTTCGTGCAGATGCAGCGAGCGACGACTATCGAGTGGTTCAGGATTATGAACCAGATCGAGGCGTTGATCCTTGGCTGGAATAGTACCA